GGGGCGAGTTCTCCGACGGAGCGGATGAGGATTACGAATGCAGGTCTTCATTACTTCATGGCAAATGGTAATGACACAACCCGCATTCAAAATACTGCGGCAGCCGGAACAGTTACCTCATTTCTTGCTGCTTACCATTCTTCTACCGCTGGCACTGTTAATACTGGCACCTTATCGCTAAACATAACGACCAATGGAAATATTACAAATACCAACAACTCCTACGGCGCTATCTCCGATATCAAGCTGAAGGAGAACATCGTTGATGCCAACTCTCAGTGGGATGATCTAAAGGCTCTGCAAGTTCGCAACTACAACTTCAAAGAAGGCCAGACGCACACTCAGATCGGTCTTGTTGCTCAAGAAGTTGAATTTGTCTCCCCTGGCCTTGTCAGTGAATCCCCTGACCGCGACGAAGAAGGCAACGATCTCGGCACCGTTACCAAATCGGTCAACTACTCGGTGCTCTACATGAAGGCCGTGAAGGCGCTTCAGGAAGCAATGGAGCGAATCGAGCAACTGGAGGCTGATGTAGCTGCACTCAAAGCTCAGTAGTCCATGTCGTTACTGGTCCTAGCCAAGCATTAAATTGCCCCCAGACCTAGGCCTGAGGGCGCAGCAGCATCGTGACGCTCATCAACTTTCATGCAAACGCTCAATCAGCACAATCAGCAAGCGCTCAACGCATTTCACCTACATACTCATTCACGCCCCAATGGAATCGCCTGTCCCGAATGCCAACACGAACTTGTTGATTCAAGCCCTCAAGTTTGTCTTACAAGTTGGCCCCCGCAGTATCAAGTGCATTGCCCAGGCTGCAACTACAGCGGCTACCGCTACTGATCTTTGACATCTGAGCTACAATCTCTCTGTCCCCTCCTATCGCATCATGTCCACCACGTTTGAATGGGCGGTTTCCACTCTCGAACGCTCCACGGCGGACGGCGTTGTGCAGACGATTCACTACACGGTCAACGCCAAGACCGACGCCTATTCCACAGGTGCTTATGGCAGTCTGGGGCTCGAAGCACCCGACCCTGATTCGATGGTGCCCTACAGCGATCTGACGCCTGAACTGTGCGTGCAATGGGTCAAAGACAAGCTTGGCGACGAGAAGGTTGCCGAGGTCGAAGCTGCCCTGCAGGCCCAGCTCGACGAAATGCACGCCCCCACCCGCGCTGCAGGCGTGCCGTGGAGCGCTTGATGCAGCTTGGTGCAGCAGTGGTGGCAGTTCTTACTGCCATCATTGGCACCACCGTCACCATCGACGGACGCTACGCAAAGTCGCAGGAAGTTCAACAACAATTTTGCCAAGCACGCAAACAACAATTGCGTGATCGCATCTTTGAAATCGACTTAAAACCAAACGCGTCAGCTGCTGATAAAGCGCTACGCGAATACCTACAGCAACAACTACGCGATGGCTGTCAAAAGTAAAGTCGGTGCAACGCGGATCGAGCATCAGCCCGGTCCGCCCAAAACCACCAGCATCGGCTACGGTCAACACAGCCGCCCGCGCAGGCGCGGCAAGAAACCCATGTGCGGTCAAGGCCGCTAAACTGCTGTCATGATCGAGTTGATCGCTGCTATTGCTGGAGCGTCCATCTCGGTCGCGGCCATGGGCGCCATGGGCTTCAGCAAACGCAATGATGAAGCGCGTGATGCAGTGATTCGACTTACTGCCGCTGTCGAGCACATTGCCACGCAACTGGAAGTGCTGCACATCGACATCAAAGAAGATAGACGCGAAACATTTCAGCGCATCAGTGGTGTTGAGCAACGTGTGGCTACGCTAGAGGCACGCCCTCAACGGTTACACTAATACGCTCCGCTTAACCGGCAACACCACTCAAGTCCTAAGTCTTGCCGCAAGCCCCGGGTCGCGCTTCGTATTCACAATCACGACTGCGCGTCTGTAGAAATCGCAGTTGGTTTTGCCTGCCTTCTCGAGCGCAGCCTTGACCTTGGCCCAATTCTCCCAAGTGCGCTCATCCATCAGTAGACCCATTCCGCAGCTGGCCGCACGCCGGCGCCCGGTACAAACCCACCACCTCCGCGTGTGTCCAAGTGGATAAACCCCCGAGGACGACCATCCCCAAGACCACCCGTCCACCTGTACCGCACCCACTGGTAGAAGCTCTCCAAACTGCGGTCCACGGGGTATACATCGAATGCCTCACCTGTGACGTGCCGTGAACCCGGTACACCCCCGACTTGCCCATTGATGGGCTCCGGCCGATAGAAACTCGTCACACCCAGCGGCCGACCCCACGCCTCCCGCACTCGTTGAAATTCGGCTGCTGTGCGAATCAAGCGCGTGCGCACCGAAGCTCCCGGCCCCGGAATCCGTCGCGCATCCCACTGCAGAATTTCTCCCACCGTCAAATTTGGTGTCACCAAGCAGCTGAAGTCGCTCCACTGCACCTCCGGCTGTTTAACTGTCGCTGCCTCTACCATCTTCCGCCAATGAGGCTCAAACAGATACCAGCTACCAGCACTTGCAGCTAACTCCACCCGAGCGTGCGCATCAGCAACGCACTCCGAATATGCAACCACTGCATAGCTTTGGCCTTTTGCGCAAGCCACCCGCTCTTTTTCCCCAAGCTCGGTAGCCTGCACCGGCTCCTTCTTGAGCCACGTCGCCTGCAGCGCCTCCATGCGGTACAGAATCGGCTTTGCTTCCTCCACATGGTCCTCTACCAACCGCAACAGCTTCTCCGCGTATTTGGGGTCCGTTGCGTAGCCCTGTTCGACCAACTGTTTTGCCGCAGCCTGCAGCGTGGCAGCGCGATCAACACCTTCATATTTGCCCCAGTCCTTGTACCACCGGGTCACTAGATATTTGACACATGCCCCAAGATCGGGAAAATCCAAAAACTGCGCCGAGATCGTAACCCACTTCCCGTCCACGAACTCGCGAGTCTCACGCGTCTCACCCTGAGACCCCGCAGCTTTGAGCCCGAAATAGTTGTGCCTTCCACTGGTGTGCTGGCCGTAGCCAGACTCCAAAGCCCATTGCGCCGCCACCAGCTGCACCCACTTAGCACCTGCTGCCTTTGCCGCCTGCATCACACCATCCCAGGTGTTTGCATACTTCCGCGTAGGTGCGCCCATGAGTCCCATGCAAGTACCTCTAGTCTACCAATACATGAATGCTACCCAGCAAACGTATCATAAATCGTTTATTCGTTTAGCACTCTGCGTTAATCTGCTACTTTTTCTAGCTCTCTTTTTCTTCAGATTCCAATCATAAAAAAATTGGGCATCCTCCACCAAACGATGAAGGAGCCCATTAGGTAAACGCTCTGCGATTTTAGTCAGCCGTGCTAACAATTTAGAACGCAGTTCGCTGTCAAAACTCATTTAGCCGCGGTAGCACTAGCAGTTGCAGCTTTAGCTGCAGGTTGCACGTCCGCCACAGTCTGAGGCACAAGCCGAATGGCATCGTCTTCAATAACGATTTTCAGCTCGTCCCCAGGCTCCACCCCAAACTTCTCTGAGTACGTCTTACCGATCAAAATGACGCCAGTACGATGTACCGTCGTCATAAATTGCGCTGTTTTGCCAGGCTTTTTAGCCGTTTTAAGCTTGACTCCTTTGGCTTCAAGCAACGCCTGGTGCAGTTTGGTCGTCAGCAGCCGTTCGACGCCTTTATCGGTCGTACGTACGTAGCCCGCACCGCGCGCAAGCTGCGCTTGATCCATATCTGGATTGGCTTTCACAAACGAAAGCAATTCTTGTCCTGTGAGCATTGGAAGAAAAACGCTACCAGGACAGCCTACCACGTAATGCGCTATTTGGCATCAGCCCACGTACTACCAAACGAAGCCTCAGCCACGATAGGTACTTGTTGGCAAACCACAGCACCGGCAGCTTCCATAGAAGCAGCCAGAGCAGCCGCCCACTTGTTAACAATAGCCTCCTGCACTTCGAGCACGATCTCGTCGTGTACCACCGCGATTAGCTGCGCCTCGCCCGGTTCAGCCGCTTTTATGTGATCCCATATCATAACTGTAGCAATTTTAGTAATATCACCAGCTGTACCTTGAACTTGTGTGTTTATACGTGTAGTATATTTATCGTTAAAGCCTGTTAGTATGCGGCGCCTTCCGTACCTCGTAAATACAGCTTTCGTGGTTTTGTTACCTTCAAGCATTTGCCATTGATACAGTTCTGGATATGCGTCTCTAAACCCTGTAACTAATCCTTGGGCTTCTTCAAGTTCCATATCGACACCATACTGAGCTACTGCTTGTTTGCGCAATGTAGCTGCACCTGCACCGTACAAAAGACCAAAATTACAAAGTTTAGCTGAGGTACGTTCTTGTTTAGTAATACTATCGGCGTTTTTACCTGTTACTAAAGCTGCTGTTTCAGTGTGCAAGTCTCTACCGGCCCTGTAAGCAGCCAGCATGCGACTTTCACCTGATAGTTCGGCAGCAACTCGCAGTTCGACCTGGCTGAAATCTGCCACTACTAAGCAACAACCCTCCCGAGCTCGAAACAATCGCCTGAACTCACCTTCGCGCGGAACTTGTTGCAAATTCGGTGAGCTACAACTCATACGACCTGTTTCAGTACCCATCTGTCTGTATCCCGCGTGAATACGCCCATCGGGACCTATGGATTCCAGTAATTTTTCGATATGTGATACACGAGTTACAGCGGCTTTCCACTCCATATAAAGTGCTACGAGCTCGTGAGACCCCTTAAGGAAAGCCAATAAATTCTGATCTAAACTAGGCAATCCTTTTTCATCAGGTGGTAATAAAATACCTGCCTGCTCAAAGCGTTCGGCCATCTGTTTTGGCGAGCGCGGGTTGAACCCTTTATATAGCTTCGTGCCTTTGCGAATAGATCCGGAATCTTTTTCTCGCGTGTTTAGTGTGCCATCGCTATCCCTGGGCAACCAAACAGAAGGCTCATCTGGATTCTCGTGTTTAATCGCCGCATCTAATGCTTCTAAAAATGTAGTCTTAAGTGACTCTGCTTTGTCTTGTAGTGATACCTGCAAACTGCTGGCAGCGACTGCGTCAAAGCCAAATCCATGCCATTGCATCCTGGCTATCGGTCTCAACGCCATCATTTCAAGACGAAACACATCCCACAAAGTCACCGAGGACGACACTTCTGATTCCTTCAGCGCCGCCACCAGTGCTGGTACCAACCTCGGGAGACAAATTGCGTCTCGCGCGGCATAGCTAAGCATTTCGTCCGAAATATCACCACCCCAGTCAGCCTTCTGCAACTCTTTTGGTAGTGGAACGCGCAGCACACGATTAACAATACTTCCAAGATCATTTTTTGCACCAGTGCCATTATTAACTATTTTAGCGGCAATCATAGTATCAAAAATAGAGCCACCAAGTTCTATTCCTTCACCTAGTAAAAAGTTAAGATCAAAAGCTGCATTCTGTAGCACTTTATGCTTACTACCTTCAAGCAACCCCTTTAGCTGCTTCAAACCAGGAGCATCCCAAGGGAGCTGCCGCTCCCCGGCATCTCGCCATCCGTCGACATTCACAATCAATGCGTAGTCGCAAGTTGCGACTTGAATGAGACGCACGCGATTTGCCAGGGGATCCAAACCCGTGGTCTCTGTGTCCACTCCTAGCGGTCCGGCGGCTTCTTCGAGCTCTCTCACGCGACGCTCTAGTAATGACGCCGAAGCGGGACCACGAACGAAGTCAAAATCAACATTTTCCAAAGCGTGCTTGTTGGCAAGCGACTCAGTTGAAGGCATACTTGGTTAAATGCAGTGGCTGTGTGGACGACCTTTCGCTTAATTTTGCTCAAGAAGCAGCATTGAGACAGATCGATGAATGCACTAATGTAGCAGAGCTACAAGCTGTGGCTAAGAGTCTCGTTAAGTCTCATTTTACAGCACGCAGCTACATAGCAAGACTACTTCTGCAGGATCTTGCTGCGTCTCCCCGCTACGCCGGTGCATCCCACCCGGAATCATCCCAGCTTCCGTAGTCCTGCGTAGAACCGGGGTCCCTATATATGCCTGGGACCGTGTCCAAAACCTCTGAGGCATTCTCTGAAACCCCTGTACTGGAAAGGGTTTCAGCCGCTGAGGTTTTGGACAACCCTGCTGGTGTGTCCGAAATGTCCAAAACCTCTGAGTCCGTTTCGGCCACAGTTTTCCCCACGTTTTCCACAACCACCTCAGTCTCGTGCGTCTCGTCTGGGACTGTATCTTCACGTACTGTTTCGTCCTCGGGGGTTTCGGACACTTCTTGGGTTTTGGACAAATTGTCCGAAACGTGTCCAAAACTCAAATCGCTTCTACTGGAAGGAGTTTCAAAGAAAGATGGGGGGTTTTGGACATCCGTAGGCTCGTATATAGGACCCTTGACAGAAAAAGCCGTGCAAGGGCGCCCTCCTTTTTGTCCCGCCTGTCTCACAGACCCCTCCTCCACGAGGCCGGCAACAACCCACCGCCGCACCCATCGCTTCACGGTCTTCTCGCTCACCACCGTCCCGGGCCCACGACGCCCCGCCAGTCGATTGTTCAGCGCGTAGCGCAGCTCCTTTGCCGTCATCGGCCCCTCTGCGTCCTTGAGAATCCCGAGGACGATCGTCCGAGGCTGTTCATCCCCGTTACCTCCGTTCTCTCTGGTAACTGTCGGAGTCAGGTCTTCGATGCTCAGTGCTTCCTCGATGTCTTCTCGCACGAGAAAGCGGTCTCCACCCCGCATGCCTCGGCTCTTGTCAATTTCAAGGATGAGCGCGTGATCTCCATACTGAGCACGCTCTTCATCGGTCAGGTCTTTAAGCTCCCATGTTTCGTGCACAGCATTTCGCAGCGTGTCCGTTCCGCGAAACTTCGTGCCATCCTTGGTGTTGTGGTGAATCCATAGGAACGTCGTAGCTGGAAAAGCCGTACCATTCTCCCGCGCTAAGCGATACAACGTATTTGAGTATTCTTTTTCGTATTCTTTAGCAGCAATCATAGTGCTAACAGATGTGAGTGAGTCCACTACCACTAATACTGGCTTGATTTCTTGCAACCAACGCAGCAACACACGATACTGACTTTGCTGCCATTGAGGTTTGAACCGCAACCACTTATCTTGTCCTGTTGAATCGATGCCCTGTTGATCCAGATATTCTGCGTAGTCTGTCATTGACATGTCGTTGCCGATGAACAGCACATTCCCCGAGACCGTTGGCTCCACTGTGAGTCCCCGCACTTTCATCGGCAGCTTCTGCCCCACGATCTTGGCCAGCAACACCGCCAATCTTGTTTTTCCCATCCCGCCCCGGGCATGCAGCAGGATCGAGCTAGGCGCCGATACAAAGTCCGGGATCAGGTAGTCCCGCTGCCCACGCACCTTCTCTTGCCACAGCGGGTCTTCTTCCACTTGCTCCTGGTGCAGCAAAAACCTTTCGAGCGCCGACTCAACCTGCGGCCCCGATTTGTAGACGTGCGTCAACCCCGAGTCCCGCACCAGCTCCATCAACTGGTAGTGCGCCAGCTCTGCGTTGTCGTAGCCATTGATGATCCGCTCGGCTGTCGTGAAGAACTCCTCTCCTGTCAGTCGCTTCAGCGGCGCATCTTTGATGGTGACCTCCGTCGCTGTTGCGCAGGCGGGGTAGTCGTATCCGAGCTCGCCAGCCAACTCCGCCACATAGGCCTCGAGATCCGGTCCGTTCGGACGGCCCGCGTGCATGTCCTTGGTGCGGAGCTTGTGCACAAAGTCCAGGACGTCACCCCCTACACCGCATGCCTTGCAGTCCCAGCACCCCGTCTCTTCGGCATATTGAAACGTCGTTCCGCTGCGACCCCCATGCCATGGGCAGCCACTCATGCGCTGTGGCTTATGCCCACCCCGGCTCTTCCAGCCGTAAGTCTCAAACACCTCGTGACGAAACACCAGCTGCTCCAACCGAGGCCGCAGCAACGCCTGCACCTCTTCCTTGAAGAACCACCCGCGAATCTGTCGTGGTGGCACAGCCGTCTGACCCCCGAGGTCGTTCATGACCTCTTTCTGCTCGGCTTCCGACAGCCACTGCACTGGCTTTCGATGCGGCCGTAACACATCAAGCACCCACTGCGGTGCTTCCGCTACCAGGCCTTCGTTGTAGTTGAGAAATCGATAGGGCTGCTTGGTTTCTGGATGTGGAGATCCTGGAACCACGCTTTGGCAAGCGTTGAAACGCAGCACCACCTCTTCGTAAGCTGCCCCGCTAACAGCATCGACATCACCACCAGCACCACGGTTGGTATCCCCATGCCCCAGATGCCAGCCGCCGTCATCAGTCCGCAGAATCAACGTCTTGACGTGCTCGAGCTCCGCCACCAGACGTTTTGGTACCTGATACAAAAGCTGTCTCCTCCCCGGCTTCCCTGAAGTCCACGACATGGTTTTTTCAGCCCCGTAGGCCTCGTATTCGAGGCCCGCCACTTCTCGATAACGCTGATCAGCAGTGGCTCCATCAATGTCAAGAGCGATAAGTCCACCCGAGAACGAGCCGGTAACAACTCCAAGACCCACGTAGTCCTGCCTGAGTTGATAAGCCGTCATGCACTCAATCCGCGTTAGCGGTTTGGTGCTCCACTCTTTGACGTATGTGGCCTTTCCCGCAACAGGCACAAACGCCCATCCATCAGGAAAAACATCACGACGGAGCAATTCAATAGCACGTCCTTCTAGGACGGCCGGACTGTTGCCTTTTGCTTGTGTGTCCATTACGCTTTAAGCAGCAAGTGAAGGCCTAGGCCCCCTGTCGCAAGCAGGGGGCTTTTTCTTGGCCGTGTTTCACCGTAACCGCGTCCCCGGCCCCGCACAACAGGCAGTGCTGAGTCTCTATAGACTCACTGATTCCTGCACGAACGCTCCCAAACAGTTGACAAGCTCACTGCAATCCCCTAAGATCTGCGCAAGAGGGCGGAAACCCCGCACCTCTGGCACATCACCCACCATTTACGGGATTTAGCCACATGTCCGCTTTTCTTTCACCAGACGCTATTGAGGAGATCTCTAAGGAGTCATCTGGCTCGGGTCGCTACCTAAACCCCTCCAAACTCACAGAAGAAGTCCGAGTACGTTTCTTTGGTTCTGGTATTACTGGCTTTGAAGCTTGGACCACGGATAACAAACCTATTCGTTGGGAAACAAAACCCGAAGAGCTTCCAGCTAACATTCGCCAACAAGAAGGCTACCAAACAGTTAAGCGTTTCGTTGCAGGACTTGTTTACGATTACTCTTCTGACGACTTCAAAATCCTACAGATCACTCAAAAGACTCTAATGGATAAACTTTTTAAGTTTATCTCCGATGAGGATTACGGTGATCCGACTGGTTACGACGTCAAAATCGACAAAACAGGAGAAGGCAAAAAAACAGAGTACACACTTGTAGCTGCGCCTCCTAAAGCAGTTAAAGCTGACATTCAAAAGCGCTTTGATGAGCTTAAGTGCGATCTTAGCCGGCTTTTTGATGGCGAAGATCCTTTTGGCGAAGTAACTGCTTAGTCACTCAATTTCTAGGGGAGTTTAGCACTCCCCTTTTTTGCCCTCAACCAAATGGATACAACAAAACTACTAGGACGTAACATTCGTTTTCATCTTTTTCGCACTGAACTCACTCTACGAGATGCTGCCGAGTCTGCCGGCGTATCTGTGTACTCTTTGGGTCGTATGGCTAGTGGTAAAACCAAGTTGATTGATCCTAACATGCTCACAGATCTCATGCGTGTATTCAAGTGTGACGCGAATGCGCTGCTGCTTCCTATCGAGGGTGTTCCTTATGATACGTGATGCTATTCGTGGCTTACCCAAGTATGAACCTCTTCGTTCTCATTTAGATGGTGAACGCAGCTATTCCACACCTTTAGGTGTGTGCCGTTCTGTTACTACCATTCTCAACGCCACACGAGACACCTCAGGGCTTGAAGCTTGGCGTGAATCCGTAGGTGAAACCCGCGCTGATTTCATCTGTAATCTTGCTGCTTTTCGCGGCACCCGCCACCACGATGCCATCGAGCGCTTTCTGCTAGATGGCACCGAACCCAAGTTCGATTATCTAAACACACCCTATTGGAAAAGCACTCGTGCCTTTTTGACCCGCATTCGTAAACCATTAGTTACTGAAGGAGCTGTTTACCATCCCTTACGCTATGCCGGTACATTTGATTGTATCGGATACTTAGACGACGATGGTGAACAACCGTCTTTGCTTGATTGGAAAACCGCGGACAAAGAGCGTAACCCCGCAAAAATGTACGAATATGCACTTCAAGTTGCTGCATATACTGCAGCTGCTAACTATGTGTATAAGCCACAAGGCTTAAACATAACACGTGCTTTAATCGTAGTAGCTATTCCTGATGAACCTCCCCAAATAGAAGAGCTATCCCCTCGTCAGCTAAGCCAGTACATGCAACATTTTGAAGCACGCATCAAACGTTTTACCCGAGCTCGTGCATGACTGAAGTCACCCCCATTCACACACTCGTAGCCAACGTAATAGGCGGCTCCTTCTTAGTGCAGCACGCGCATGCTCGCGGTATAGATCCAGCATGTTTAGATAATTCAGATAGTGCGGACACCCTAGAACTTTACAATAACCTTACAGTAACTGTTGGGTTAGATTTTGAACTCGCTGCTTCGCACGTACTCACAGCTATTTCAGCATTACTAACCGATGAAGAAGTTAGCGACTACAACGTCAAAAAGCTAACTGCAATGCTCTGGCAAATACTTGGTGATCCTGCGCAAAACGGTGCTGAACCACCGGCGCTTTACACCGAGGCTGGTAAAGCTATGTATGCTTGGATTCTTGTTTTTATCTATCCTTTAATCATCAAAACCTAATCATGTTGATCGGTATTTATGCTTCGGCCGCGGGCTGCGGAAAGTCCTCTATAGCGGATCACTTAGTAACACATCACGGCTTTACTCATCTCAGCTTTGCTGAGCCGTTAAAGGCCATGTTGAGCACACTTTTACTTGACTTTGGCTACACACCACAAGACGCGCACCACATGACACATGTGGCTAAAAGCGCGCCACTTCCAGAGCTCGACAAAAACATCGATGCACGGCATTTACTTCGCACGCTTGGTACTGAATGGGGGCGTGACTGCGTCCATCCCGAACTCTGGCTGCGCTGTTGGACTTCGCGCTACCTGCGCCTTCAAAGCAACACCATCCATAATAAAGTAGTCGTCGACGATATGCGCTTTCCCAACGAAGCTGCACTTCTCGATCGTTTCGGTGCTCAGCTTTGGAAGGTCACTCGACCGGATGTTACGCGCCGCACACATCATGTATCGGAAGGCAGCCTTGATCACCTGAAACTCCTAGCTGATCCAACAAACGACTACTCTATAGGATTTACCCACATCGTGGATAACTGTGGTTCTTTAGAGGACCTTTACGCTGAGGTTGATGACATTCTTGCTTTTAGCAAATAGTGGATTCGCATCTCGCCCTTGTACTGCCGCAGTACCTCCGTCTCACGTCCAGCGCAACCGCTGAAACGCTTCGCCGTAACCCAATCACTAGCCCGTACAGCACTCTGTACTTCAAACTGGCACGGCAGCACGGCTTGGCTCACGCACGCGCTTGGCTGCTGGGTTCTCTCATCCGAGACCTTCACAGTCCCCCTACCGCGTGACTCCACCATTTGAGCCATGTCGGACAACATCTCCCAGTACCTAAGCGACATATCGCGGCACCCAATCCTTTCGCGCGAAGCTCAGCTACGTCACGCCTACCGTATCCGCGCTTGGCTCGACTACACGCCTACGGGTGCCACTGAACCCGACCGCACCGCAGCTCCTCCCCGCGTCGCCCGTCTAGGACAGCGGTCTTTAGACGTCATGGTGCGCACCAACCTGCGTCTCGTTGTTCACCTCGCTAAGCGCTATCAAAATAGGGGCCTCGAACTTAGTGATCTCATCCAAGAAGGCAGTTTCGGTTTAATACGCGGTATCGAACTATTCGATCCCACCCGTGGCTATGCTTTTAGCACATACAGCTATTGGTGGATCCGCCAATCCATTTCACGTGCGCTTTACAACTACTCACGCACAATACGCTTACCTATTAACGTCCAAGACTTAGCAAGTAAAATCCGCCGCGCTACCCAAGACTTTGCCTCCGAGCACGGCAAACAGCCGTCTATTTACGAACTCAGCTGCATGCTCGATGTACCTTGTGAGCGCATAACCGATACTTTGCTTAGCTACGCCATTACTGACTGTACCTCTATTGATGCGTTAAGTCAAATATCAGATGCACCACTATGCGATATACTAGCTGCTTCTACGCCTACGCTAGATGAATCCCCTGAGTTAAATCTTTTGCATGCAGAACGCGCACAATTACTAGAACATGCTATCAGCACACTTGAACCCGTCCAACGTATTATTGTTGAATCCCTTTACTACGACAAGAAGAGTTTGCATCATCTAGCCAGTGAACTAAACATATCACGTTATCGTGTATCCACTATATACCAAAAAGCACTACATAAACTACGCGTAAACTTAGCTTACAGACCAGAACCGTTTGACTACTAAACTAAAGCTCTTACATACATACATATACATTTTTTTCTAGCCAGGTCCTGATGTCTAGGTGCTTAGCCCAGTCTCACTGCGACGCAAGGTTGGACTCACCTTGCGACTCACTGAGACTCAAGCCCCTCAGGTGAGACTCATGAGACTTACCGAGACGGCTTGACAGGCTGACCACGGCATGCCAGACTGAGCTCACGCGCGCGCATGATGCGCGTGTTCGTCTGGCGCCCCAGCCTCGGCTGGGAAGCTTGACAACGGGTGACCTGTATGCCATGCTTCAGGCATCGAATCGGTGACGCCTGCGGGGCCTTGGCCATCGGCCAGCCTCCCCGTCACCCGATCCGGTCCCCAGCCTCGGCTGGGGTCTTGACAGGTCACCCGATCTGTGCCACACTTAAACCACATTCACAGAACCTCATGCATTAAGTCCAGAGCGGCCGCTAGTTGCCGCGCCATAACTACTCAACCTCGCGGGGCTCGGTGTGCCATGCACACCCATGCCACAGCAGAGCGGCAAGCACGAGATGTTTCCAACGGCGGCGATCGCCCGCGGAAACGGCCGGACAATGCCGTCTAGCGATGTTACCCAGCCGATCAACCCTGGCGAACCGGGGCGACGGACAACCTGTGCCTGCCCGTGAGGGCTGGTTTTGGTAACTAGCGAAGGCGCGGGGCGCATACCAGGGGCGGTGATTGCCTGCGGTTGCGTCTACGGGAAGGTGCCCGACTACGCTCGCCACACCAGAGGGACAAGCCGCACGTCGGTTTCGACGTGGACACCTGCCGGGGGGACCTGGCAGCGGCCCTAACCGTCCTGGGAGTGAGGGGAAATACTGGCAGCAGCCTGATGGGCTAGCTCCCTCTCCTAATCCAAGGGAGGTGCTGTCACCCGGATGCGGACTCAAGTCCTACCGGTGACAGCGTGCGAAGCCCAGTGAAGC